TCCAGTCTATTGGAAGGGTGCTCAGGAAAGGCAATAACAAGACAAAGGCAACTCTCTATGACATTGCTGACGACATTTCCTACAATGCACGGAGAAACTATACACTTAATCATCTAATTGAAAGAATTAAAGTTTATAACGAAGAAAACTTTAACTACGATATTGTAAACATACCACTAAAGAATTAAATGGGCGAAGAATTTCATGCAGTAATAAAACTGGTTACAGGCGAAGAAATATTCTCACTGGTTTGTGTGGATGAGAATGATGGCGACCCTATACTTCTACTGATGAACCCAGTGATTATGAAAGTGATGAAGAATCATGTAGGTCAATATGTCAAAGTCAAACCTTGGATGGAAACTGCTACCGATGATCTTTATGTAATTAAATACGATAAGATTATTACTATGACTGAAGTCAAAGAAGGTAATATGATTGAGTTCTACAACAAATATCTTAATGAAGAAGACTTTGATTGGGAAGAAGATGGGAGAACAAAGATTTCAGATAAAATGGGATATATCTCGTCAGTAGATGATGCTAGAAAGCTTCTAGAGAAACTCTATAAACTTAAAGATAATAAAGAAAGCTAAGCCCCTCTCTTCAAACCCAACAAAGGTATTCTACTGATAATTCAGGATGTTGTCAAGCCCTGATAATATGGTATAATATACATAACAAAAAGTTATTGACTAAAACAATGTTATGTCTAAAAAGAAATCAGAACACTACGTTAACAACAAGGAACTTCTAGAAGCACTGATTGTATACAGGGCAAAGGTAGAAAAGAGTTTTATTGAGATCAACGGTAGAGAACCCACTAAAGCAGACCGTTCACAGAATTGGCCAGGAAAACCACCAATTACAAACTATCTGGGTGAGTGTTTTCTAAAGATTGCGACGCACTTGTCATATAAGCCTAACTTTGTGAATTATATGTTTAGGGACGATATGATTTCTGATGGCATTGAGAACTGCGTTCAGTACATTCATAACTTCGACCCAGAGAAGTCTAAGAATCCATTCGCATACTTCACTCAAATCATTCACTACGCCTTCTTACGTCGTATCCAGAAGGAGAAGAAGCAACTTGAAATCAAGACCAAGATTATTGAACGCACTGGTTTTGATGAGGTTATGATGGTTGACGACAGCTTGCTTTCTGGGTCCAGTTCAGACTATAATACAATCAAGGATAACATTACGTACAAGACCAATCGTCAATGAAGGTTGCCATTATTACCGACCAGCACTTCGGTGCTCGCAAGGGATCCAAGTTTCTCCACGAATACTTTAAGAAGTTCTACGATGATGTGTTCTTTCCTTATCTGAAAGAGCACAATATCAAAACAGTCATTGATATGGGCGATACGTTCGATAACCGTCGCTCCATTGATTTGTGGTCTCTTGAATGGGCAAAAGAGAACTACTATGATCGGTTAGAAGAAATGGGTGTGACGGTTCACACTATTGTCGGTAATCATACTGCTTATTATAAAGATACTAATTCAATTAACTCTGTAAATCTATTACTCAAACAGTACAAGAACGTTATTGTATATTCTGAATGTACTGAGGTTGTAGTAGATAAATTAAAAGTACTGTTTATTCCTTGGATCAATGCGGAAAATTTTAAAAGTAGTGTCGAATCTATTAAAGTTTCAACTAGCGTATGTGCGATGGGGCACCTTGAGCTCAATGGATTTAGAGCGCATCGCGGACACGTCATGGAAGAAGGTATGGAGTGCGACGAATTTAAGAAGTTCGATAAAGTCTTTTCAGGACACTACCATACACGGAGCGACGATGGAAAAATCTTCTACTTAGGAAATCCTTATGAGATGTTCTGGAATGATGTGAATGATCCTCGTGGATTTACAATCTTTGACACAAAAACTCTAGAGCATACTCCAATCAATAATCCTTATAGAATGTTTTATAATATCTACTATGAGGATACTCCATATCAAACTTTTGATACTCGCGACTATCAAGGTAAAATTGTTAAAGTTATCGTTCGCAAAAAGAGTGAACCCAAGAAGTTTGAAAAATTTATAGATAAATTATACTCTTGTGGAATTCAAGATTTAAAAATCGTAGAAAATTTTGCAGTTCAAGAGAATGAAGATTTTGAAGTTGAAGAAAGTGAAAACACAATTTCAATTCTAAATCGATATATTGACGAGGCAGAATTTGAATGTGATAGTTCAATCATCAAAGGAATACTCCAAAAAGTATATTCACAGGCTTGCGAGGTAGAGTAATGTTTCTTCTAACTCTAAGAGATAATAAAGAAGATGGTGCTTACGCCGTTCAAAATCGTTACGGTGAAAAAGTCCTCTTTCTCTTTGAGGAAGAAGATGATGCAGAGCGTTATGCAATGCAGTTAGAAGACGAAGAAGAAGCGTATATGGATGTTGTGGAAGTTGATGATGCACTTGCAATTTTGACCTGTAAGAGATATAATTACAAGTATGCCGTCGTTACGGCGAATGATATTGTGATTCCTCCAAGACTAGATGATAACCTTCCAGAAGATTAGATATAAGAATTTTCTTTCTAGTGGCAATCAATTTACTGAAATAAATTTTCAACAACATCATACTAATCTTGTAGTTGGAACAAACGGTGCTGGTAAATCCACAATGCTGGATGCACTGACTTTTGTTCTATTCAACAAACCGTTTAGAAAAATCAATAAACCTCAACTTGTCAACACAACAAATGAGCGTGAGTGTTTAGTTGAAATTGAATTTGAAATTAACAATCGCCAATATCTTGTTCGCCGTGGTATCAAACCATCAGTGTTTGATATCAGTGTAAATGGTACAGAACTTCATCGTGAAGCAGATGACCGTGCCATGCAACGTGTCCTAGAAGATAATATTCTCAAAGTAAACTACAAATCATTTACTCAGATTGTAATTCTAGGTAGTAGTACCTTTGTTCCTTTTATGCAGTTGACTACTGCAAATCGTCGTGAAGTGATTGAAGATTTGTTGGATATCCGCATCTTCTCTCTGATGAACAATATTCTTAAAGATAAGATTCGTACACAAAAAGAACAAGTCAAATCTCTTGATTTGAAGAGAGAGACTCTTAAAGATAAGATGAAGATGCAGAAAGAATTCATCGAAGAGTTGGAGAGTAGAGGACATGCCAACATAAATTCAAATAAAAAGAAAATCACTAAACTTGATGAGGAAGTTGGTGGTTATATGAAAGAGAATGAAACTATTGATGGGAAGGTTTCCACCCTTCAAGAAGAGATTTCTGGCATTACGGATGCTGGCAGTAAGTTAGTAAAACTAAACAATCTTAAGGGTAAAATCTCACAAAAGGTAAGTACAATTACTAAAGAGCATAAGTTCTTCACTGAAAATACGGTATGCCCTACCTGCACACAGGACATTGAAGAATCTTTCCGGTTAAATAAAATTGAAGACGCTCAAAATAAGGCAAAGGAACTCCGAAATGGTTATGCAGAACTTGAGCAAGCAATCGAGTCTGAACAAGAGAGAGAGCGTCAATTCAATGCCCTTTCCCAGGAGATTACGAAACTAACGCATGGCATTTCTCAAAACAATACTCGGATATCACTTAACCAGCGACAAATCCGAGATCTTGAACATGAAATTCAAACAATTGCCGAGAACCTTGCAAACCGAAATACTGAACATGAGAAATTAGACGAATTTAACTCCAATCTCCAACAGACAATTGAATACTTAGCAGACAAAAAACAAGAAATCGTTTATCACGATTTTGCCTATTCCCTTCTCAGGGATGATGGTGTAAAAACGAAGATCATCAAGAAGTATCTTCCGTTCATAAATCAGCAGGTTAATCGCTATCTTCAGATGATGGATTTCTATATTAACTTCCATCTTGATGAAGAATTTAAGGAAACAGTGAAGTCTCCTATCCACGAAGATTTCTCTTATAGTTCCTTTAGCGAAGGTGAAAAGATGAGAATCGACCTTGCCCTTCTCTTCACTTGGCGTGAAGTAGCGCGTGTCAAAAACTCTGTAAATACCAACCTGCTGATTATGGATGAGGTCTTTGATTCATCACTGGACTCTTTTGGTACTGATGAGTTTCTTAAAATTATTCGCTATGTGATTCATGATGCAAACATTTTTGTTATCTCTCACAAGACGGACATGTATGACAAATTTGAAAGTGTCATAAAGTTCGACAAAGTAAAAGGTTTTTCACGTATGGTATCTTCAGATGCCCAAGACCAATGAATACTCCCAATTGGCAACACCATTCTAAAAAGGAACAGAAGCGAAAACTGAAACCGCAAGCACTCCGACAAGCAAAGGCAAGACGCCAAGCATTCAAGAAGAAGCACTCTGCGAGGGGTGCTTCTTTTTTTATAAATATCTAAAAAGTCATTTTATAAAATGGGTTCCTTACAGCAGGCATATCAGTCAATATATTATAACGAGCAAGAACTTCGCGAAGAAGTTGCTGAGTTTTGTAATGAGTTCTTTTTTGACACTGAAGAAGAAACGGAATATTTTGTAGAGGAACTCTTTAAAGATGAAGATATTGTATTAGAATTTTTTGACGATGTTCTTGAGTTTTCATCTGAGTTTCAGTTGAATGAGGATACCTATATCACTGAAATCAGGTCTGCTCTGATTAAGCATGGACTCAAACTTGGACAGGGTTTGCTTAGAAAAGCAACTCCAGCAGTTAGGGGAATGTCTGCAAAGACCTTAACTAAAAAAGGAATTCAAGCGGGTGGATTAACGCAGAAAGGAACCAAACTTGCTGCTACAAATAAACCAGCACTTGCTACACAAACCAGAGCAATTCAAACTGCTAGAGCGACAAGGCAGGCAGGTATTCCTAAGACACAGGAACCTAACAAGTATTTGAATATGCTCCAGCAGAAGAGGGCATCTAGAGGTCTTCCTCCTGCTGGTCAAACGACGGCAGGAACTGCAAAGGCAAAAGGTGAGCGTGGTTGGTTGAGACATAAAGTTGCTGTTGACCAGGCAAATACTGTTGCTACTGCTTTCATGAAGAGTTTGGAGACTTCTGCAAAAGCAGCACAGAAAGCACAGAAAGTTTCTGCAGCATCTTCTAAACTTGCTACTGCTGCAAAGGGATCTAAGAATATCGGTCCTGCAATTCCAATGACTGGTGCAAAGCGCAGCACTGGTTCTGGTCTCATTGGCACTAGAGATGTAATTACCGATATCGGTCAGGTTTCTAAAAAGTATGGATTAGATAAACCCGCTCCAAAACCAAATTGGGGACCAGGTTCTGGTATGGGACCAAAGCAATCTGGTATACCTAGATTACCAAAAGCAAAATCACCAGGTCCTGGTGTTGGACGTAAAGAAGTAGCATCTTCTGGTGGAGTTTCTTCCAAGGGTGGAAAGATGGGTCCAGATGGTGTAAAAGGAACTCAACTTCCTGGATATACACCCGCATCTAAACAAACCGTTGATGTTGGTGCTACTAAAGTTTCTTCTAGAAGAACGACCAGAGACAGAATGGGTCAAGTTGGAAGAACACTTAAGAACAATAAGGGTGCAGCAGCAGTTGCTTTAGCGTCTGCTGCTGGTGCATATGGACTTACTAACGCTGCTATTGAATCTGGTAGAGAGAAAGTTGATCTTGATGCACCAACAACTCTTGCGGATAAAACTAAAACCCCACCAGCACCTAAGGTACCTGAGACTAAAACTCCACCAGCACCTAAGGTACCTGAGACTAAAACTCCACCAGCACCTAAGGCACCTGAAACTAAGACAACACCAACACCTAAGGTACCTGAGACTAAAACTCCAGCACCTAAGGCACCTGAAACTAAGACAACACCAACACCTAAAACATCTGAAACCAAGGCAACACCAACACCTGCACCAACTGGAACTAAGAAACCAGAACCCAAAATGCCTACACCCAAGGCATCGCCTAAAGTGAAGAAGAAAATGTCCAAGATGCAGCGTGATGTTAGGGACATCATGAATATGAGGGTAGCATCCTTAGAACGTCAAGGTAAGAAGAGTGAAGCAAAGACACTTAGAGATAAAATCTCTAAGAAGTATTCTGGTTACGAAGATTGAAATTATAAATATTTGAAAAGTCTTTATTAAAAATGGAAGCAAAGGACGTTAGACCATTGATGGAAGCACTTGCTTCTGTTTATGAAGGATATGGTAAAAAGAAAAAGGGTGATTGTGTAAGTAAGTCTGAAAAGGGCGAGCACAATTGTGCTAAGAAAGTTTGCCATGAACAGTTTGGTGAAGGAACCTGTATCTTCGGTGAGCACGCTGTTCCCGACGAGAACGGTTTTGTATCACACTATGATGTTCTGTTTGAGCATGGAATTGAGCAG